AGACAAGAAAAAAGCTCTTGCATTGCTTCAACAATTCAAGTACAATTGTAAAAATGATGTGCAGAGGAGAGAAGCTTTGACGGAGATTCTTACAGCACATCCTAATATTCTTAAGGAGAAGAAATGAAATTACCGCACAAGTTTCAAATGCGTGTTAAAGATTATCCCGGCTACACGCACCACGTTGAGATGAACGCTTGGGGCGACTACGAGGTGAAATGGGCGCGAGGGTTTGTACACGAGGTTGGTTATCTGCCACAGCGTGTTGTTGCTAGCGAGTACGCAGAGAATTACGCAGATATCGGTGCGTGGATTGTTGTAGAAGATAAGCCAAAGCAAGAGGAGGCAAGTTTGCCGGATGAATTTTATTTCTTAAACAGCGTTGGGGAACACTTCAAAGCACAGCGGCAACAATTTTATTGGGTATTGACATCTCAAGAAGATGGACGAACAGTCAGTGTTACCGAATACCGAGTTAAATCCTCGCTCAAAACGTCTTGGAAAATCATCGACAAGAAGCCTCTTACAGCCGAACAGCAACGCACTCTGAAAGACTTCAACGAGCAATTTGCACAGCTAAGCCAGTCCATCAAACTGAACGAACAGGATGTGGCTCACAAGATGATGCTTATTTCAAGCTATAAAGCTCGTCAGGATGAACTGTTGGATAAGATTGCTGAGATTAACGGGGAGGAACTTCCTAGCATTACGAAGGCAAAGAGGATTAGGGCTGAGTTGGATAAACTGAAGGGGAAAGCATGATCGAGCAAGAAGATTGGAAAGTGCAAGCTGTCGCGCTTCATAACACTGGTACGATGAGTTGGCGGGATATTGCACTACTGTTGGGTGTACCTAAAAGTACGTGCTCTGACTTTCTCCGTGCTTACACAAGCGAAGTGAAAGAGGCTGCTAAGGAAGGTACTACGCACCTAGTTATTCCTGACACACAAGTGAGGCCGGGGATTTCTCTGGACTATCTTCGATGGATCGGACAGTACATTGTGCGTAAGCAACCAGATGTCATCGTACACATCGGAGATCATGCCGATATGCCCAGTCTTAGCAGTTATGACAAAGGCAAGCGGACAGCAGAGGGTAAGCGTGTTAGCGAAGATATTCAGTGGTCTATTGGGGGTATGGCAGCGTTGCTTGAGCCTTTACGAAAGCTTCAAAAACAACAGAAAGAAGCTGGCGAAGTAGTGTACAATCCTCGTATGGTGTTGACGTTAGGAAACCACGAAGACCGAATCAATCGGCACGTAGATGCGAATCCCGAGCTTCACGGCTTCTTGAGCATTGCAGACTTGAAGTACGTAGAGATGGGGTGGGAGGTTGTTCCGTTTCTTACGCCGATTAACATTGATGGCGTATCTTATTGCCACTACTTCCCGAACGTGATGACGGGGAAGCCGCTGTCAGGTACTGCACAGAACATGCTTAAGACAATTGGTGAGAGCTTTACGATGGGACATCGGCAGACGTTGGATGTCACTACGAGATTCTTACCGTCGAGTGGTAAGCAGCAGTGGGGAATGATTTGCGGAGCATCGTACACGCACGACGAGCACTACAAGGGTGTGCAAGGTAATAAGCATTGGCGGGGAATTGTGTTGAAGCATAATGTGCGAGATGGCAGCTATGATCCGCTATTTATTAGCATGGATTGGCTTGAAGCAGAGTATGGGAATAAGGAATAATATGAACATTGAAGATCATTACGCGGACGTGTACTCGTTCAATAAGATTGCTGGAAACTTTGAGAACATTGACGAAGCAAGCCTTGCAGCACAAATCAAAGTGGTTGTAGAGGAGGTGAAGGAGCTTGAGAAGGCTTATGCGGACAAGGATGCTGTAGAGCTTTTAGATGGTGTGTGTGATGCGTTTGTCACGGTGGCAGGACTGATGCAAAAGATGCAAGCGGCTGGCTTCAATGTGGACAAGGCCGTTGATCGTGTATGCCTTAATAATTTGGATAAATACCCAACTGAAATGCTGCGCGAGGATTTGGATACCTACGCAGAAAAGGGTTGGGATGTCATCTACAATAATGAGTACGATTGCTATGTACTGAAGGACAATAACGGCAAGATTCGTAAGCCACTTGGTTTTAAGTCGGTAGAAATCTCCGATCTGGTTCCTGATAATTTCTTCGGAGGTGCAGCATGAAAGTGTTGAGTGTTTATGATGTCTTGCTGGCTGAGCCGCTAGTGGGGATGAATATTTTCGACGCTGTTCATTTGGACAATGCTGACAAGGTGTATCCCGTTCTTTACATGTTAGGTATTAATATTAACGAGCCTATTCACATTTATTCCGCTTATCACCGGACATTAAAAGGTGAGAAAAAGGTGGGATATTTGTTCACAGGGGAAATTCGTTGTGATCGTGAGTTTATCAACGGCCCTTACGCCTTCCAAGACGATTATCTTGTGTCAGCATTCACACATGATCGAGGGCTTTATGAGGAACTTCATGCTATCAACACACGCTGTAATTTGTATGGTTCGGATAATGCTCTTGACGAAAACGTTGTTGTGAAGGAAGATACTGAGTACAAAGACGATGAGCTTGAGATTATTAAGCAAGTCAACCAACTGGAAGAAATCCTGTTTCACATTCGAGGCAGTCAGCAGAACCCTGATGGATCGTTCAAGAGCTTAGAAGATTATCGCAATCCTAAGCCTGTTGATAAGAAGAGGAAGAAGCATGTGCATAAGCGACGTGGAGCGGATGAGGTTTGAATGGTAGAGTATGATATTCAAAAGCCCGACGGCTCGTGGCAACAGTGGGTGCGGAGAGGGACTTATACGTACAGTGGACAAAGGTGGAATTCTCTACAAAGCAGATGCAGCAAAAACAACCGGCTCTTGCAGTCAAGGGCGCGTTACAGCGGATGCCAAAATTTGTTTGATAACTTTAGCACTTTTGTAGAGTGGATGAGGAGTCAAACCGGATACGGAACAATGGGGTGGTGTGTAGACAAAGACATTTTGAAGAAGGGCAATAAGATATATTCTCCAGAGACTTGCCTATTGTTGCCAAACGAATTAAATTGTCTTGTGCTTAGCAGAAATAGTGTCAGAGGGGAATTCCCTGTAGGTGTGTATTACCAAAAAGACCGTAAGAAATACTCTGCTCAGATTAATTTCGGACCCAACAACAAGAAACATCTTGGGTCATATTGCACTCCAGAAGAGGCGTTCTATGTGTATAAAACTGCAAAAGAGGGCTACATTAAAGAGCAAGCCGAAGAGTGGAAAGATAGAATTGATGTACGAGCGTACAAGGCTCTTATGAATTATAAGATTGAAATCACCGATTGAGGAGTTTAAATGAGTAAAAAAGCGTACAAAGGTATTCTGATTAACGAAGCTGATCCAACGTACATTACAGAATTCTCCCGCACATTGCTGGATGGATTCTACAAGCGAAGTGATGAGTCTATTTCCGAAGCACTAGCCCGTCCTGCTATCGCTTTTTGCTATGGTGATTTAGAGCTTGCAGAACGCATCTACAACTACGTGTATAACGGTTGGTTCATGTACGCAAGCCCTGTATTGTCTAATGCACGTAAGGGTAGCTGGGTAAACGACCCTGAAAAGAACGGGGCGCACTATTGGTACAAGAGTACGTTCATTCCAGAAGAGAAAAGTGTTGGTCAGCCTATCTCATGCTTCGCCTTCGACGTACCTGACACGCTGAAAGGTCAGAAGGAAGCGATGGTAGAGTTGGCAGACCTCTCTACAGCAGGAGGCGGCACTGGTGGACACATCAGTATCCGTGCTGTCAGTGACAAGTCCCCAGGACCGATTCCGTACATGAAAGTGTTGGATAGCACGATTGGTTACTACCGCCAAGGTAAGACTCGTAAGGGCGCTCTTGCTGTGTATATGAATGTTGACCACCCTGATATTTTTGAGCATATTAATTTTCGTAAGCCGGGTGGTGACACTAAGCGACGTAGCGATAACCGTCAACAGTTTCACAATGCTATCAACCTTACAGATGATTTTATTGCCGCTGTACAGAACGACACGACTTACACACTGAAATGCCCCCACACTGGGGAGGTGCGTGACACGTTGCGTGCACGAGAAGTGTGGGAGTTGATTCTTGAGACTCGTACCCTTACCGGCGAACCTTACCTGCTGAAGATTGACTTGGCTAACCGTCGTATGCCTGAAACACAGAAGGCAAAAGGGCTGAAGATTCGCGGGTCAAATTTATGCAGTGAGATTACGCTGCCCACAGATGAGGAACGGACATTTGTATGCTGCCTGTCTAGCCTAAATCTGGAAAAATGGGAAGAGTGGAAAGACACTACCATTGTTGAAGACCTTGTTCGATTCCTCGATAATGTACTTCAAAGCTTCATTGACAACGCACCTGATGGCATGCGGAAAGCGAAGTTCAGTGCTGAGAAGGAGCGTGCTATCGGCCTTGGGACGTTGGGGTATCATGGGTATCTTCAAAGCAAGGGCATTGCGTTCGAGAGTGGAGGTTTTAACAGCGCTGTGATGCATACGCAAATGTTGTACAGGGAGATTAAGCGGCGTGCTGTAGAGGAGAGTAAGAGGCTTGCTACTGAACGCGGCGAGCCGGAAGACATGATTGGTACAGGCATGCGCAACAGCCGTCTTATGGCGATTGCCCCCAATGCCAATAGTGCAGATTTGCTTGACACGTCGCCCAGTATTGAGCCATACTTCCGCAATGTGTTTCTCAAGAGCACTCGCGCTGGCAATTTCAAAGTGAAGAATCGACATCTTGAAAAGCTACTTGAGTCGCTTGGTAAGAATACAGACGATGTGTGGGACAGTATTCATAAGAACGACGGCAAAGTTGACCACCTTGAATTCTTGTCTGAACACGATAAGGAGGTGTTTAAGGTGGCGATGGAGATTGACCAACATTGGGTTATTGAACTTGCCGACCATCGCGGACAATCTGTGGACCAAGCTCAATCTCTCAACGTGTTCTTCCCATTCGGGTCTAGCAAGAAGTATGTGAATTCGGTGCACCTTAAGTTTCTTAAGAGTGACAATGTTCTCACCATGTACTACTTCCGTGGAGAGCGAGAGGGCGTAGCAGACCATGCTAAGAAGGTGGAACGGAAGGCTCTTGTGGATTGGAGTGGAGAAACTTGCGTCGCGTGTGAGGGATAATTTAGGAGATTTATGAGTAAGATTACGGAAGCAACTGAGATTTTTGTACCAAAGTACATGAAACTTCAGCAAGTTCTTGACCGACACGAAAGGGCGCACTGGGTCAAGAGTGAGGCGGACATGGCTCAAGATGTGGAGCAATGGAAGGGCGGGAAGATCAAGCCTGAACAAAAGGAATTCATTAAGATGATTCTCCGTTTGTTCACGCAGTCTGACACTAATGTGTGTGCAGGGTATGTTGAAAAACTTCTTCCTGCGTTTAAGAATGCTGATGCTCGAACGATGCTGCTGTCGTTCGCCAATCGTGAAGTGACTCACATGTTGGGATATAAGCTCCTCAACGAGACGCTTGGGTACGACACAGTAGAATTCATGAACGAATTCTTGTCATACTCAGAGATGGCAGAGAAGCATGAATTTATGGTGGAGCAGGCCAACATGCGTTCTAACAAGGGAATTGCTGAGTATTTGGCAAAACAGATTCTGATGGAAGGTGTGAACCTATTTGCGTCGTTCACCATGCTTCTCAACTTCTCTCGTCTAGGGTTGCTACCCGGCATGGTAAGTGTGAACCAGTGGAGCATCATTGACGAGTCTATGCACGTTGAAGGTCTGTCAGAACTGTTCCGTATTTTTGTAGAAGAAAACCCTTCTGTTGTGACGGAAGAGTTTAAGCGAAACATCTATGCCACGGCTCGTAGTGTTGTTGAGATGGAAGACAGTTTTGTGGACTTGTGCTACAAGATTTGGCAACCACCTAACATGACTGCCGATGAGGTTAAGCAGAACAACCGCTTCATCTGCGACTACCGGATGCAGCAACTAGGATTCAAGGCGCAGTTTGGCGTGGAGAAGAACCCACTGCCATTTGTTGAAGAGATTACGGGTGACGGTGTGTTTGGTAACTTTTTTGAATCCACGATCACGTCCTACAGTAAAGATTCGTTGGTCGGAGAATGGGAGTATTGATGGCTAAGATTGTTGTGTACTCTATGAACGGTTGTGCTCAGTGTGTTCAGGCCGCAAGCATCTTGAAGGCTAAAGGTATCGAGTTTGAAGTTGCCAAAGTGGACGAGGACGGTGAAGCATTTGAAGTCATGCAGGCGTTGGGGCTGCGGGCACTGCCACAAATGTTCTTGAAGTCTGGTGACGCATTTGTACACTTGTGGGACTACAAAGCCCTTACCAAGCTTACCGACGAACAGTGGGAAGCTCTAAAATAATGTAAGAAAGTTGTTGACAGGTAGAACTGATGAGCGTAAGATTCTACCTATCGCAACAAACAACTAGGGA